CCCATGCGTATTCAGATGAATGTATTCCTGTTGGTTCGATGTTCCCTTCAACGTAGTTTACAAACCACTCCGGATCTGGCCCTCTTTTGACACGTATAATTTTACCACCTTGCTTACGTATTTGGGTGACTTCATTGGGAAATCTTGTGTCTGCTATGACTGTGTTTTGTCCTTTGTATCGGCCCATGCAACTGTCAACCCATATAGCATCATACATTTGACCACGCATTACTTCTGTTCCAAAATATTGCAAAACCCACCTTGGCGTTACAGGCTTGCCAAACTTTTCAGTCCAGAATTTATCTGGTTGTTCTCGCCAGTGTCTACTGGATTCAGTATCACCTTCAAGCATATCTCTGTCCCAATTGAACATTGAAGCCACAGCATCTTTTAAACTTTTTGCAAAACTGTCTTTCTGATAGCCATGCTTCTTAACCAACCTATCAGATACAGTATCTTTTCCGGACCCTATAAGTCCTACTATTCCTATTAACATAATTTATTATACTATTTTTTTAGGCGTTTTTCAATGACTAATTTTGCTTCTTTTACCGCACCAAGTATTGTTTTTCTTATATCTAATTTTTTATTTTTTAGAGCACTGATGGACATATTTTCAAGATCGTTAACTATTTCTTCTAGTTGATCTATATTGCAATCATCATATTTTTTATACCTGGAATCAGTCATGACACTATTATTTAAAAAGATTTATGCTGGTATTAACCAATAACAAAACTATGAGGTGTTCCGCCTTCAGAGTAGTTGCCTATCTCCAACTCAAGTTTTTCCATTTCTTGCATACCCTGTTGTTTAAGTTCCGCACCGTTCAACGTCGTGCCACCCTGTGGTCCTGCTATCTGTGTAAACTTGCCTCTTGCCTCACCTATCATGACTTTAGAAACTGCTAGAGTGTAATCTCTTATCCATGGTTTAGAATAAATGTCCTTAAACAGCGTTATATCTGGCCTAAAGTTGTCAGTGTGCATAAGAACAGTTTCGTTGTCTGCTCTTGGTTTCTGTGTAATTGTAAGTTTTTTAGTGGCAACATCAAAATGGAACTGAATAAAACTTCCAAAAAGTTTTCCTACAAGTTCTTGATAACTTGCAAAAGCATAGTAAGTTGCCAAGCCTCCAGTTGCACCTGCTCTCAAAAGATAAGTGTTAGTGTATGCTAAATTGAAAGGTTCAAACAAAGTACCACCTTCGCCGCCCTCTGTTCGAGATCCAACTGTTCTTCTATTTAAATTTCTTACATTTATTATTTCATCAGGTAGTATGTATGTGTTCTGATCTTTCTTTAATTCTAAGAAAGCATAAGATTCTTCAACAGCGTTTGATGATCTTTGTCTGAATTTATTAATCGCTCTTTCTAGTGCCGTTTGATAGTGTTTTGGGTCTAATTCAACGTCAATCATGCCCTCACCGAGGTTGTTCTTAACGTAATCGAATATCTCTTGTTGACCTGTTTGTAGTTCTGACATACTCATATTTATAGCCTTTGCCTTGGCAATAAATATGTGTGATATGCCAAGATTATCCATTTTCAAGCCAGAAAAAGGCAACGACTACAAATTCTTCGATCGTAACATCCGAGAGATGTTTACTGTGGGCGGAACGGATTTGCATTTACACAAATACCTAGGTCCTTATGATCAGGGCGACACACAGAAGGATGGCGAAGCTAGTCCAACTCAACCTAACTACGCCGGTAGCGAAATAAATGAGACCACTATACAAGATTTACTTTTTTTAGAAAATAGAGACAGAAAATATGCTCCTGATATCTATACTGTGCGTGGTATCTATAATGTACAAGATGCAGACTTTAATCTTTCACAGTTTGGAATGTTTTTACAAAATGACACATTATTTTTAACAGTGCATCTTAATGACATCGTTGAAAGAATCGGAAGGAAGCCAATGTCTGGAGACGTGTTAGAGTTTCCACACATGAAAGAAGATTTTTCATTAGATGAAAGTATACCAATTGCATTAAAGAGATATTACGTTGTTGAAGATGTCAACAGGGCCGCTGAAGGTTTTTCAGCAACATGGTGGCCACACTTGTTAAGATTAAAGTTAAAAAGTCTAGTTGACTCCCAAGAATTTAGAGATATTTTAGGTGATGCAACTACTACAGGCTCAATGGCAAGTTACATGAGTACATTTAACAGAGAAAAAACAATCAATGATCAAGTTGTTGCCCAAGCCGAGTCTGATGCACCAAAGTCAGGATTTAATTACAAACAATATTATGTTGCTCCTATTGATGAAAGAGGCAACATAAGGACAGAAAATGTAAACACTGAAGATCAGAGGGCTAGTAGTGATAGGACTGTAAACGCTACAATAGATACACCAGCAAGTTCGCATTATGGATTCTACCTTGACGGCGATGGCGTTGCTCCAAACGGAAACCCAGCAGGATTTGGCATAAGTTTCCCTACTTCTGGTACGGACAAGGGAGATTATTTCTTAAGAACAGATTACTTGCCTAATAGATTATTCCGTTATGATGGAAACAGATGGATCAAGATCGAAGATTCGGTAAGAATTACTACAACCAACAATGATTCCAGAGCTAATTACAAGACAGGTTTTGTAAACAACACAACAGAATCAACCATTAACGGTTTGACAGTAAAACAGAGACAAGCACTTTCAAATGCTTTAAAACCAAAGGCTGACAATTAATGCTACACTTTTATGAAGGACAGGTTAGAAAATTTTTAACTCAATTTATAAGAATATTGAGTAATTTTTCTGTTGAAACAGGAAAAGCAAAAGATGGATCAATCAGTCTAAGAGCTGTACCTGTAGTGTACGGAGACCCAACAAGACAGGTAGCAAACATCATTAGGAACAACAGTGAAAATGCGTTAAATTACGCACCTAAAATTGCTTGTTATGTTAGAGAATTAAATTACGACAGAGAACGTATGCAAAATCCTTATCATGTTGAGAAACAGCATTTAAGAGAAAGAGATGTAGACAGCGACGGCAACTATACAAATCAATTAGGAGCAGGATACACAGTAGAGAAAGTAATGCCTTCTCCGTTTAGATTAGAAGTCACTGCAGACATATTTTCTTCAAATACGGATCAAAAATTGCAAATACTAGAACAAATTTTATACCTTTTCAATCCTGATTTTGAAATACAAAAGACAGACAATTACATAGATTGGACAAGTTTAAGTTACGTTGAACTAACGGGCATAACTTTTAGTTCAAGGACCATACCAGTAGGAGCAGACTCAGAAATCGATGTTGCATCCATGACATTTTCAATGCCAATATGGTTATCACCACCTGTAAAGGTAAAGAAATTAGGTGTAGTTCAAAAAATAATTATGAGTATATACGACGACGATGGTGGTATTGCCAAAGGTCTAATAGACGGAGAATTAGCTTCGAGAAGTTTCATCACACCAAACAATTTTGGTTTATTAGTGTCGGGTAATCAGTTAAGACTATTAGGCACTACAGGCACAAATGTCAAGTCTGGAGGTGACGGATTTCATACAGGTGCGAGGGATCCATCTCTGGCCGATCCATTTGAAACCTTCGGCCCGCCATTGAATTGGAAATTGATTCTAGACCAGTATGGAAAAGTCATTAACGGCACGTCACAGATTAGACTGCAACAAGTAAACGGCAATCAAATTATTGGCACAATAGCAACAACTACGCTTGATGATACAATTCTACTTTACACAGTCGACGGTGATACAATACCTAGCAACACCTTAACTGCCGTGAAAAAGATCATCAATCCAGCAACATTCAACCCAGGCACTCCTGCTAATGGTGATAGATATTTAATTATAAATGATGTTGGAGATTCAACAGCTTCATTCCAAAGTTCAACTTGGGGAACTTTAATTGCTAATGTAGGCGATATCATTGAATATAATTCAACGCAAAGTAAATTTTTAAAAGTGTTCGACGCTTCGGACCCAGACTCGACACAGCATTATGTCACTAATCTTAATACCGGCATTCAATACAGATTCAACGGCACAGAATGGGTCAAATCATACGAAGGTGTGTACAAACAAGGTGACTGGAGCATTGTTTTAGATGGCGGTTACCAGCAAACAGAAGATGCTGACGCCAACGACGCAACTACCCCTTGATCATTAATTGGTTAATTGTTATAATAAAGCATGAAATCCAAAGTATCT